CAGTCGTTGGCATCGCATTGTCGTTGAGCATGAAGGGCAGACCGAATGAGGGACCCTATCAACCCTGACCACTACAACAATCACCCTTCCGGCATAGAGTGCATTCAAATCACTGAACACTTCAATTTCTGCCGTGGGAACGCTATCAAATACATTTGGCGGGCGGGTGAAAAGGGCGATGCTATCGAGGATCTTCGCAAGGCACGCTGGTACGTTGACCGTGAGATTCAGCGATTAGAAGGGCAGCAGGATGCCGCTTTACGAGAGTCAAGAGGACAGGGAAACAGAGCATAAAATTGCCTGTTTTTTGGAGTCTAAGCTAAAAGCAAGGGCTATTCCGTCTGGTGACCTTGCCGGGTTTGACCTTGGGCTTTATCGAGTAGATTCAAAAACGCTTGAAATCAAGCTGTTTGCCGTTGTTGAAATCAAAAGCAGACGAGAGTTTGCCAAGTACGACACTTATAAGATAGCAAGATACAAGTTTCTGAACCTTCTTTCTTTTTTATCCAGAGGCGTTAGAGCCTATCTGGTCGTGCATGAGGATAGCACGGGCGACGTCTGGGTGGCGAGCGTGAGGAAATCAATAGAGATTGGCGTTGATCGCTTTTGGGGCCGGGATGATCGCCCAAACGACAAAACCAGCAAGGGCGAAACGTCAATTATCCGAAAGGATGCTTTTAGGCTTTTAGGAAATGTCCTGACCGAATTACAATGACCATGTTCGGCATCGAGGGGAACACTAACACACAGGAGAAAAAAAATGGAGAAGGTTTACAATGTTTGGGTTGCTTCAAACGCCTATGGTGGCCGAGAGGATCACTGTGGATTTGTTCGTGCTTTTGATGAAAAAGAAGCGTTAGAACAGGCACGAATCCATTTTAAGGATTGCATTAGAACTTCTTTAAAAGACAAAAACGCTGAACTGGATCACCTTTATGTTGATGAGTGGGTGGCTGTTGATGACGACGATCATCCGCCACAAACTGCAAATTGAACCGTCCTGAGCCGGTTTCAATATCATTGTCGGTCAACCAATCACAAGTCACACAGGAGAAGGAGAGTCATGTATAAAATCGAGCTTCCAACAGCGGGTATCGGCGATAAACTCAAGATTGTCGATCTTGCCGACCTTAAACCGCACCATTCCAAGATCGGTTCTCAGAATGCCGGTATCGTCATCCTTTGCGTTTCGGAAAACCTTTGGTACAAGGCTTTCACCGCAAAAGATGCTTGGGTGAAGTGTGGCAAGCCAAAGAAAGCTGTTTTTTACGCTATCTGGGCGGCCATTACGCTGGATAACCATTGCAACTTCATTCTAAACGAGAAGTATTTCCCAAGGTTTACGTGCAATATCGACGATCTGATCGAAGTCATGGGCCACATTGGCTGAACCGTCCCGGCCCAGTTCCAAGTGAGTCGTTAGCATCGGTACTGAACACTATCACCAACAGCACAGGGGTATCAATAATGGCAACAGCAGGAGTCAGCGTAAATCTTTCAGCTTTCAGCCTTAAAGAGCTTTTGGTTGAGTATGACCGGCAGATTGCATTGGTCTATCGTCACTACCCGGAAAATCGCAACCCAGAAGCTCGTGAGCTTCTCCTTCAGGTCGAGCGTGAGATTGTGGCACGTTGCCAGACACACTACGACCCGCCGCAGTCGCTGGCCATGCCCGTTGATTACGGCGTCCACGTTTACACGATTGACTTCCGCCAGAAGAGCGTGACCCGCTCGCTGGCCGACTCAACGCTTGAGAATCTTGATGACAACTCGAAAGCGGCTGGATTGTACTGTCCTGAGTGAGTTCCAATGCCGGTGTCGATCAGTCAGCCCGGTTGACGCCGGGCGTTTCTTTTCTCTTTTCAGGGGCGATAGCATGAGAGTCAGCGAGCTTAAGCGTCTGCACGAACAGCACAATCCGCAGTCACACTTCTTTTCCCGCAATACCATGAAGTTTTGCGGCGACACGATGGCAAGTTATGGCCTTTCAGATGGCGGCGACGTATGGGTATTGCGGAGGTTGAGAAAGTCACCTAAAGGGTTCCTGCCAAAAGCTTGGATCTTCTCTAAAGAGACTTTTGCCTTGATTCACCGTCCCGGCTGAGTTCCAAGAGCGGTGTCGGTTCGATCAATCAATCAATCACAATCAGGAGCATTACATGAACTCAGCATATTGGGACGAAAAGCGGAAAAACGCTGATAGTCTTGGCAACATCCTTTTCAAAGGCTTTCGCAAGGTAATTACCGGCGGCGAGATTCGTTATTACAAGACTCCAAGCCTTTATGCGATTGTCACGCTGCATGAGCGCGTCTTATGGTTCAGGTCAACGCCTGACGGTGATTTTGCACTCGGTTCAAAACAACCGTCCTGAACCACTTTCAATGGCGGTGTCGGTACTGAGCAGCATCACAACAATTACAGGAGCAATCGATGAGCAATTCAGAACAACAGGCCAGAGCGTACATGGACACGATTATCGAGATGGCTGAACTTGATTATGACGAGTATTTTGAGCGTGCCCATGAGATGCCGCTTGAGGTCTGTCATCGGTCAGATTGGCAATCAGTGTCGTGCCAGCTATATCCTTCAGAATTTTTAATCCTTTTAAGCACTGGCGGGCCTGCCGTGCGGATTACGGGTGATCTTGACCGTGGAACGCCCATAAATGCCCGTCTGGAGCATCAGGACTGGGGGACTGGCTGGACGCCGCTTTTCCTTTCAGATGACGAGCAGGAGCATTTACGGCGGTTCTGCGACGTTTTCTGTTTTGAGATGTCCTGAATGAGTTCCAAGAGCGGTGTCGGTTCAACAGTTCACAATCAGGAGAAAGATATGAAGATCACGGTAACTTGGCAGCACGCCAGAGCAGTTTTGGGATATGCGGGCTATAGGGAAGCAAAAGCCGGTTATTTGCCGGGACGTAAAGTTGGCAAGATGTGGCGAGTGTACCGCTATTGTCAGGGATGTTGGTGGTACACGGAATCTGAGTACAGATATTGACTGTCCTGAATGAGTTCCAATAGCGGTGTTGGTTCAACAATCACAATAGGAGCGAACAGATGACAAAGGTGATTTTCAGGAAATTCAAAAATGGTGAAATAATTGCGATTTTTCCCTACGAAATAAGCAGTCCCGATCCGAGACACTGCCTTTCGTACATGAGCATAGGCCAGCACGGTTCATGTGATCCGCATATCTGTAGGGACATGACAACAAGGCCAGCGAGTCCAGAAGAATGGACTTCTCTTTTTGCTGAGCTTGTAAGCATAGGTTATGACGATTTACGGGTGATTCGTAAAGTGCCGAGAAATGCCATAAACTTGCGAATTTCCAAGTTGCAACAGCATTGCACAACGTCCTGAATGAGTTCCAAGAGCGGTGTCGGTTCGGTCAATCAATCAATCACTACTAGGAGCGGAAACATGAGCGTAGAAGCAGTCGAGAAGTTTGAAGTTAATGGGTATTCAGTCAGTATCTACAATGATGATTCAGCCGATTCACCACGGGAGTGGGATAATGTAGGCACAATGCAGTCTTTTGAGAGTCGTTTTGGGCCTAACGAGTTGTCGTGCTACGGCTATGAGTTCAATCAGCTTGTAGTGGAACTTGCCGATAAAGGGGCTAATTTCAAGACTCATACAGATGACATACCAGACGAGCATATCTGGCGAGCATTTCGGAAGCATTGGATAGTTCTTCCTTTTTGGCGCAGCTACTACGGCGACTATACGGTCGATAAGGCTGAACTTGACCAGTCAGATGATGGTTGTGACGGTGTGATTTTCATGGCCGTTTCGGATATGAAAAAGCATGGTTTTACAGATAGGGAACATGCTATTGAGTGCCTAGTGGGCGAAGTAGAAACATACGGCCAGTATGCCAGTGGCGACGTGTACGGCTTTGTCATCGAAGATGAACATGGCGAGCATATTGACTCCTGTTGGGGCTTTTACGGGCTGGAATACTGCATTAGCGAAGCTAAAGGAATAGCTTCCCGGCTGGATTGCAAGAGCGGTGTCGGTACTGAATGACAGCACGGTAAACACTGGAGAGAACGCTATGAGAACGATACGGGTATATGAAGAGATTATCACTCATGAGTCGGCTGAAAATGGGGACTATGAATCAAGCGAACTCTATCGTGAGATAGAGATTGATTCAGAAGAGGATTGCGTCTTTGAAGCTAGACGGGAGATAGAGTCGTTCGGTCACGTTGAACCTTCTTCTTTTCCTTTTTGCGTCGGTTCATGGTATCGGACAACAGACGCAGATGTGGATTATTTAACAAATGATCGTGCGTATTACACGATCCATCTTGATGGATTCACGGATGAGGAGGAGGAGTCGATTTACGATCTGCTGAAAGCAGATAGATATGTGTCCTGAATCGCTTTCAATGTCGGTGTCGGTACTGATCGTAGCCACAACTAACACAACGGAGATTGATATGAGACAAGTATCTAAGACGGTTATCACTGCATTTTTGAAGGGCGAAAACAAGACTGTAGGTAATACCAAAACGGACGGTAATGCTCTTTTTCTGCACGGAAATATGATTGCATTAAAGGATGATTGTTTTTTGCGTATTTCCTTTTGCGGCTGGAATACAGTCACTACACGGGATAGACTTAATTCTCTTCTTTTTTTAGCTCCTGAATATGGCTATCAAATGGATATTACAGGGGTATGTCAGCGTGATTTCACGCCCTGTCTGTTTATGGCAAGCGGTAGTATCCGGGAAGTTGACGATATTGGGTATTACGACGCCGCCACCCTAAAGGGTGTATTGGTGTCCTGAGCGGCTTTCAAGAGCGGTGTCGGTTATGTTGACCGGCACCACTCAAAACTCAACATAAGGAATAATCGATGGATATTGACAGAGTTATTGAAGCATTGATGGATATGGCGGATTGTGATGAGTTTTCAGCAGCAGAAGCAGTGCATACATATTGCACGTTGAATCATGATGGACAATTTAGCAAGCTGTATGCTTTATTGAGTCAGTCACAATTCAATCCGGGCCCATTATGGCGAGAAAGTGACGTTGAAGAATATCTAATTGACTTGGTTCCTGCTGCAATTTCAGCAGCAGAGAAAGAAGAGGAAGTGTCCTGAATGACTTTCAAGGGCATTGTTCGGTCAATCAATCACAATGAAAGGATTAGGTATGCTCAATTGCAATATGAATCAGAAAACAGGCATCCGGTACGGTGTCATTCATCAAAAACATGTTTTACAAGCATGGTGTGATAGTTCGGAACCGGAATATCCAGAATGTGAATGTGATGATTTTAGTGAGTGTGAACCAATCGGTTTTAACTATAGTTCCGATGGTTATAAGTGTAGTGCTGATGAACATGGTGATATTTTCATTATTAAATCTCCATATTACACTTTGTCCGAATTATGCTCTCCTTGCGCTCCAAATGCTGGATATATTATTAATTCGGGAGATTACAAAACATATTGTTTTGGGCATGATTGGTTTGAAGGTGGAAAAGCACCTTACCCAGTTTATTCTGTTGAAACAAACCAATTAATCTGATTTTTCTTTTTTTTCTTTTTTTTTTCTTGTACCGTACACGTCTCATGCACGTAAGGCGCATATCACGCGTAATGCGCCTAGTGCATGCACGGTTTCATTACACGAATTAATTTGAATCAATCCTGATCTGATTCCAAGTAATTCATCGGTAATTTTGCCGATATTCCATATACTCAATCGGAAACAAGCAGGAGCGACAACCATGTTAGGCAGTCTGAAAGATCGGTACACGTTCAAAGGGTATGAAATCAGTGTCTACAAAGACAATCATGATTATTCATTCCTTATAATTGACTCCAACCAAGATCTTTCACATTTCAAGCGTTACCTACAGTCATTTTATGAGTGTGCACTGTTGGCCGAATCTTGGATCGATCGGCAACTTGAATTAATCCCAGTCTAATTCCAAGTAATTTGCTGGCAACGTTGCCACAATAGACCACAAACGAATTTTGGAGAATATGCCATGAATACTCAGTCATTTCAATCATTCGAATCTGACGATGCTTTCTATACCCTGTCGGGATATGATTATCTTGACGCGTGCAGCATTGAGCGTGATAGACGCGGAAGGAAGTTTAGAGGATACTTACTCTCTTTTTACGTCTCATTTATCGACTTGCCGCCAACAATCAAAGCATGTGACGTATGGTCACATAATCGCATCGACGTTCATTTCCACCGCATCGCTGATCTGAGGGCATTTCACAAGCGCGTCATTGAATCAGGCATCACTCTCACCGACTCATCATTGAACGAAATACCAGTGATCATCTGACAATTGACGTAGTTGCTCGGTGGCTTCGGCCATCGGGCATTTTTTTATGCCCACACCCAAGGGTAGACCTTCCGCTATTTACACTACTTTTTCGCAACTTTTCACTGGAATCAACTTACTTTGAGGGCCGTCCGTGGCTGGGATTGGTCACTGCTCCGGTACGTCCTGTCCTGCCGCCTTCACCGCCATCCAACCCAGTGTATCAATGTGCGGGGGGTGTGTGTCAAGACCTTTCAGTAATTTCTGTAATGACTGAAATGATTGACCGGGTGGGCATCATTGTGGTAGTGGTGGATAATACGAATTGAGAAATCGTAACACTGGATGAAAGGGTAAGGGTGCAGATGTCACATAATGGAGACATACCACTAAATCAGCAGTTAGCGATCTATAAGAACGCAGTAAAGCACCGATGGGATGTGCCTGCGGAAGTGAGAGCCAAGGTAGTCGAGAAACTTAACGAGATTGTCGAGAATGTGAACGGAGAATATAAGCCCAAAGACATCGTATCGGCATCAAAGACGCTGGCTGATATTGTCCATCAGCAGGCGTCAACCGATATTGCGGTGACTAATCTGGAAATGAGAATCGAGGAACATCGAACACTCAGGACATTTGAGTCATCGCTTACATCAGACTTTGCTACAGGGCCAAAAGTGCTGTCGTATGTCGATGATACGCCACAGGAAAGTGAACCTGATCCAGTCATAGACGTTGAGGTTGAGGATGCCCCACAAAATCTATAACCCGCTCATGCGTTGCTGGTGGAATATCCGTTATCAGGCCGAGCGTGACGGCGTAACCGTTGACCCGCTCTGGCTCAAGTCGTGGCCTGACTTCAGGGATTGGGCCAACTTCAACGGGTACAAGGATAATCTGCAACTTTGCCGTATGGTCTCCGCCAAAGGATTCCACCCGGATAACTGCTACTGGAAACCAAAGGCAAAAAAACGTGCGAAATGCGATTGATCTGTCGCTGTCCAAGACAGTGCCAGACTGGCTCTGGGCTGAACGAGAACACTGCAAGCATGACATTGCACGGTTCAACCATGTCGTGCTGGGCCGACCAAAACTCTGGTCAAAACAGGCCGAACTCTGCGACGCATTCCTCAAACATCCCGTCACTCTCTGCCAGTCAGGTAACTCTACCGGCAAGTCATTCGTGGTTGCGGCCATTGCCCTGCACTACCTGACGTTTAACCCCAACTCCAAGATCATCCTCACGGCCTCATCAGAAACGCAGCTTCGAGAAGTCTGCTGGTCATACATCTCCAAGGCATTCAGTGACTGCCAGTACCGCCTGTTCCCCAAGGCAAGGCTCTATAAGCAGCCACTGAAATTGGAAATCGCCGAGGACTGGTTCCTGCTGGCCTACTCCACCAAGAAAGCCGAACGCCTCTCAGGCCACCACTCCGAGCATCTGGCATTCATCGTCGATGAAGCGTCCGGTGTTGAGCGTGAAATCTTTGAAGCACTTGACTCCCTTGCCCCGCACCGCACTCTCCTGATCGGCAACCCGCTCCGGCCCGAAGGTGTGTTCTACGAACGCTGCATGAAACAGGCAATTGAGCCTGATCCCAAGACAAAACTCATCAAGATCAAGTCAACCGACACGCCGGATGCCAAGATCGAACGATCCGCGCGTGGTCTGGCGTCCGCTGGCTGGCTTCAACAGATGGAACGTGAATGGGGCCGTGGTTCCCAGTGGTGGAAAAGCCACATTGACGCCGACTTCCCCGAGGCGGACGGCGAAGCACTGCTCCCTGCCCCGTGGGTCGAACGATGTGGCGTCCCACACCGTCAGGCTGGCCCGAGACGTATCGCAATTGACCTTGCAACAGGCACCGGTGGCGACTCGTCCGTTGTCGCCTGTGGCGATACCGGCGGTATTATCGAATGGTGGCAGTCAAATACCGCCTCAATGGAAGAAACGGCTTGGAAAACATGGGAAATGCGTCAGAAATGGGACGTTTCCGATCACCGGATCACCTTCGATGCCCAAGGCGTCGGGGCGGATTTCGCATTCCGGCTCCGATCCAATGGCATCATGAACCCTGTGCCGTATAAATCCCAGCGAGCCGTCTCCAGCGACTATTTCCTTAACCACAGGGCCGTTTCCTACTGGCGTCTCAGGCAGCGACTTGACCCTACCGGCCAGTATTTCATCCCCTTCAGTATCCCCGACAACATGATCTCCGCCATGAAGCGGGAAATCGGCTCGATCTATTACACAACCAACGCCCAAGGCAAGATTTGCATTACCCCCAAGGAAGAAATCGTCAAGCTGCTGGGCCGCTCGCCCGATGTTACGGACTGCCTCTCACAACTTTTCGCATATTTGGATTGAATTGGGGTACTGATCGGCATTACAATTCTCACAAAGGGGTCTGTAATGTCAATGAACATATTTTACACTCCGATCTTGGGTAACGCCAAACAGATTGGCGTTGTTCCGGGTCTGATTGTCGCTGAAACCCCTGAAGAACTGGACGAACTGGTCAAAGGCGGCTTCTCTAACGACCAGCAGCGTCTGACCAACTTCGGAATTGCCAAGGATTGCTATAACGGCAATTTCCAGAGCTATCTGGCCGATTGGACACAGGGCGATGTCACCCGAGAGAACTCAGCCCGGTTTAGCCTGATCATGCGGCGGACGGTCGATGTCCTTTCGACCCATCTCTACCGCAAAGGCCCGAAACGAACTATTTCCGGCCACCCGGAAGCGACCGCTATCCTAGAACGGATCTATTCCGCCAACAATTTCGACACGCTCATGCAGATGGGCGACCGGACAACATTCATTACCGACTCCGCCGCCGTGGAATTTGTCCCGAACGATGGGATCGATGCCATTACCGTGCCGGTAAAGATCAGGCTCTGGGACGCCGCCGAATTTATACCAGTCTTTGACACGACCGACTCGCTCAACCCGTGGGCTGTGGCCACTCTCTCCGTGTTTGGTGACAGGAAAGTGGCGAGAGTATTCACGGCTGATTACATCAGCATGTACTCCAGCCCGATCTGGAACCAGCAGCAGACAGCCAGTGCCACCCAGTCGGCGGCTACACAGGCTCAGTCGCTTGGAATGACCCAGAATGTCGGCTATCCGATCCCAAACTATCTGGGCGTCCTGCCATTTGAGTTCATGAGCTACGAACTGCCCCGGAACAGTTTCTGGACAGGCGGTATTGGCCTGCAACTGGCCCACATGAACCTGCATATTAATCGCCGGTTGTCCGATCTGGCTGACAATATCATCCAGTGGCGTCCCAAAGGCGTGCTAAGAAATGTTAAACCGGACTGGAACTTCCCGCCCAACCAAAAGCCGGGCCAGTTCACCCGCCTCGATGGCATGTCAGGGATCGAATCAAACAATAACGAGCCAATCGCTGAATTTATCGCCCCTGACCTGACGTTTACCCAGTACGACTGGAACGACATCTCAGCCTATTCCGATCACATGGTCGAAATGCTGGGCGTGCCAGCGTCCACCGTGCGCATGCAGCAGCAGGGCGGCACATCGGGCGTGGCCATTATGTCCGAGCAGCTTCCGCTCATCGAACGGGCTGAAGCAAGGCAGCGAATCTTCGACTACTTTGAGCAGCGGATAGCCAAGAAATGCCTGATGGTGGCAATGGCCCAGCTTCAGAACGCCACACCACAGGATGAAATGACCGCCATGATGATCCAGCAGGACATCATGTTTATTCAAGCGGCCATGACCGACTTTGACAACGCATTCCATGTGGTCTGGCCCATCATGACCAAAAACAGGCCGGGGCCGGAACGTGACGCTCACGACGCCTTCCAGTTGAATTTCCAGCGTAAAAGCCGCACGGAAATGACCGCTGAAGATGAGAACATCTCGATAGACGAAGCGTTTGCCAAGACACAGCAGACCATGAGCCTGATCATGCAGGAAAACATGCTGCTGGCTCAGGCTCAGATGCCGCTAATGCCGCCGCCAGCCGAAAATCCACCAGAAACAGGCGAGGCTAAAAATGAGTAAGTGGAAACAAACCGCCGCAACATATCCCATCGAGTTTTACCCCGGCAATAACGTCACGCTGGCTTTCCAGATCACGTCGCCCGTCACAGCCAATAACATCACGACCAATGTTCCGGTCAATATCACGGGGTATCAGTTTGAAGCCAATCTGACCGTCAACGGGCAGTCGTTTAACGGCTCGGTTTCGGTGATCAGTGCAGCCAACGGCACGATTGCACCGGCTTTCTCCCGCGACCTGACCTCCAGCGTCCCCGAAGGTTGCCACGGCTGGGAGCTGAACATGACCGACGCAGCCAACTACAAGCGAACAATTCTGGCAGGCCCAGCCATTGCCAAGTGCAAGGGAGGTTGCAGTGCCTGACCCAATCGTTATTCTGGCAAATTCGCCGGATCAGATCGTCCTTTCGCCCCTTTCCGTAACGATTTTTCAGGATGATCGAACGGCAATGGTCACGTCCGTCAATAACATGACGGGCAACGTATCGATCAATTACGGCAATCTTCCCGGCACGCCGAATCTAGCGGTTTATCAGACAGTCGCCAATAACACTTGGGCCAACCTGACAGGTAAGCCAACTTTTGCCACGGTGGCAACAAGCGGCAGTTACAGCGATCTTTCTGGCCTGCCGAACCTGAATGTATATCTGTTGAGTTCAACGGCAGCATCGACCTATCAGCCCATTGGAAACTACGTCGCGGCATCCTGCCTGACTTGGTCAAACATCACGGGTAAACCGACATTTGCGACTGTGGCAACGTCAGGAGCTTACTCTGACCTTGCAGGCACGCCGAATCTGGGTGTTTACCTGCTTAGCACCACAGCAGCCAGCACCTATTATTTGCAGACGAACCCAGCGGGATATATCACGGCTTCCTGCCTGACTTATTCGAACATCACGGGCACACCAAATTTAGGGCTGTATCTGACAACAGCCAATGCAGCGGCAACTTATCTGCCATCGGCCAACTTCAGTTTTGCCAATATCACGGGCAAGCCGACGACAGTTGCAGGATACGGCATTACCGATGGATTGACGACCGGTAACGCATCGGCTACTTATGCCACGATTGCGAGCCTTTCCAGCTATGCCACCCTCACAACCAACACCTTCACGGGCCAGCAGAACTTCGGCAGCAATATCCTCGATAAGCCACGTCTGCAAGCCCTCAGAGAGAGCTATTCCAGCCCGACGATCAGCAGCGGCACATTGACGCTCGATTTGAGTGTGGCAAACAACTTTTACACGTCCCTCAATGCGGCTATCACAACCATTTCAATTACCAACGTGCCAGCAAGCACGATGGAAGCAAATTTCAAGCTGGAACTGACCTCTGACGGCACGGCTCGGGCAATTACTTGGCCGGGTTCATTCACATGGCTTTCGGGCTCTGCCCCATCAGTGCCTTCAACCAACGGGGCCAAGACGGTTCTTCTCGGGTACACAAAGGACGGCGGAACAAGCTGGTCGATAGGGTCGAACAAGTGATAGCGAAAAAGCTCTTACAAGTTCTGAAGCCTGCAACAGGCGGCGGTGGTGGTGCTTTTACCCCATCGCAGCTTACCGGCCTTCAGCGGTGGTATTCCGCAACGGATGTTGTCACCTCTGGAACAAATGTCACGCAGTTTAACGACAAATCAGGCGGCTCAAATCACGCCACGCAGGCCACCGGCACGAGACAGCCAGTATTAAAGACCAATCAGGGCAGCGGCTTTCAGACCGTCTCTTTTGATGGTGTCGATGACATTATCAATTTCGCATCAATGACCCTGACCGGTGATTTTACGATTTACTGGATCGGCTACATGCGTGAGGCAAATGATAGCGGCGGCGGCTTTTTTGGCGAGGCAGACGCCAGCCTCAATTCGCTCAATACTTATCTTCAAGGAACATATTGGTACACCGCCTTGGGCGACATTGCTCAGGGCAACAATTATGCTATCACAAACGGCCTATTTTGTGAGATTGTCGCAAGGCGGACAGGCACAACGGTCACGATTGAGGTCAACGGCACCACCAACTCGACAAGCGGGCCGGTTAATGCAAATCCTGTCATTGGGCAGATTGGCAGGGTTTATGGCGGCTATGCAAAGGTTGATCTGGCTGAATTTCTGGTTTACAACCAATATCACGACAACGCCACAAAGGCACAGGTATTAAACTGGGCGGATCAGACTTATGTTGCGCCTTATCCGCTAATCTTGCCCATCTCAGGGGCGGCTTTATGGCTTGATGGGGCAAGGCGAAGCAGTTTGTTTACAGACGCAGGGGTTACAAATGTCAGCACAGATGGTCAAGCCGTTTATCAGTGGAGTGATCTGTCAGGAAACAGTCGTACAGCCCTGCAAACAACGCTTGCCAACCGGCCTTTGTATCGCTCACCGTCCAACGGGCATAACGGGCTTTCAACAACATCATACGATGGCACAAACGATTTCTTTTCTGTGTCAAACACCGAAAACTGGGGATTGGTGTTCTCAGGTGATTTTACGATTGATCTTTGGGCAAAATTCACAGACAACACGGCACAGCAAGACCTTTTAGGGCAAGATACTGGCGGCGGACAGCAACCCAAATGGATTCTCGGGTTAAATAACCCCGGAATTGCTGGTGCGGGCGTGCTTGGGTTTTTGTACAACCTGAATAACACACAAAACTACACTTTTGGCGTCAACTGGACTCCTGCAAATAATATTCTTTACAGAATCACGGTCACTCGCTCAGGCAACGACACGAAGTTTTACATTAATGGCACACAGCAGGGAGCAACCAACACGTCAACAAACAGGCCGAGAGCAGCCACAAACATAAAACTGACTGTTGGGCAGGACGGCGAAGGCTACAGATACACAAAGGGCCAGTTCGGCGAAGTGTTATTCTTCCCGTTTGCTTACTCCGCTTCTGACATGACAGCGATGTCAGCCTATTCTCTTGCTAAATGGGGTGTGTCGTGAGTCTCTACTGCCTCGTCGTCAATGGTAATATCGGAGCCCCGGCTGCATTGCCTCGGGACTATCGAAATATCAGCAATTTCTATGCTCTACCCCAGTCAGAACTGGCCCGTTATGGCTGGTATCCGTTTAACCCAGCCACCAAGCCGACGATCAACGAACAGACCCAGAAAGCGGTTGAAACACTGACATTTGACGTTCAGCGAGGGCAGGTAAATCAATCTTGGCAGGTGGTAAGCCTGACGCAACAGGAGCAGCTCAGCTACCTGCGATCAATCCGGCCTGTATTTGCCAAGTATCTCAGAGATTATCTGGATAAATCAGTTGCCCCGCGAGATTACGACAATATCGATACCGCTGGCGACTGGACAGACGATTCAGATGCAGCATGGGCCGCTGAATCAAAGCAGGCCAGAGAGTTTCGATCAGCCTGTTACAAAACTTCGTACCAGATTGAAAATGACGTTGTTTCAGGCGTTCGACCCGTGCCGACACTGCAACAGTTTGAAGATGCCATGCCACGATTAGGCTGGGGCTATCCGCCACCACCACCGGCACCACCTAACGGCAACGGTACAGCCAACGGGCCAATGCCATGACATTTACCAATGCCGCCCGCAATTTTACGTTCCTGATGATTGTCGCCTTTGTGCTGCTGATTGTTGACCTCTACAAGTGGCAGACAGGCGGTCAAACGTGGTCAGAAGCGATTTGGGCAGTGAATCAGAAAACGCTGGCCCTTTCGTTCGGTGTGGGTGTCGTTTGCGGCCATCTTTTTACAGTGCCCAGAAAGGGAATATCAATGCCCGAACCTGAGATAAAGCAGTTGCCCTCGATTTGGGGCTATATCAACTGGCGAGAGCTGAGAAACATTGTTATTGCCAGCAATGTTTTACAAGCACTTTTGGACTCGGTAATTATACCGATCCTGCAAAATCACTCGCTATGGCTTTCAGAGCCTTGGTCAAGCAGGGTTGCGCCATTCATTGCATTAATCATAGCGTTGCTGTCAGGACGAGAGTTTGGAAGGCGAATGATTCGTCAAGGGAACTAAGGATGCTCGATTTAGATCACGATTCAACCAGAAGTTTCATAGATTCCATAGGGGATCGGCTATTGGGGCCGGCTTGGATTGTAATCGGCACGCTTGAACTGGCTTCGGCTGTTGTTACAGCCGCTCAGGGCAAGTATTCAAGCGGCCTTGAAGGCTTCGGGCATCACGTTATGGATCTTTTCATTCCAGCCGTTACGGCAACGATAGGGTATTTCACAATGAGAAATCGTCGTGAATATTACCGGATAAAATTAGAGCTTGAGCAACAGAACGAACGGCTCAGGCTCGAAAACGAGAATTTTGCGCTTCGGATAGAAGCCGCAAAACTTGGTGTGCCCGATAAGGGCGATATTGGCGTTTGAACGCTCTGTCCCGGAAAGGCTAGGTGATCTGTGCCGTTGGAAGTATTAGTCACTCAGGTTTGCACCACAGGATGCCCCCAGACCGTCCAGATTTCGCCCACAGTGGCCGTCTATGCGGTTGCAGGTGAAATCTATCGACCGAGACCGCTTGCGGGCCTCCTGCGCAAAAATCGGCAGCCTCAGACGCTGCTCATTCTGACCCAGCCGGAGAAGCCAAAGGAAAAGAAATGAACAAACTCGTGCGATTCGTGCCGTTTGCACTGATCTGGCCCATTATCCAGTTGCTTGCTCCGGTCATTATCAAGCTCGTCATTCCATTGATCTTGCAAAAGGTCAGGGATGCCGACGAGAAGGGTGAGATGGTGACAATCACGGACGATGAGATCAGCCGGTTCTTAAAGCGGCATGAGTCTCACCTGAAGGCGGTGTATCAACGATGATCAGCCTACTTGCAACAATCCTGCTGGCTCAATCATCCGTGCCCTCGGTGGTGGTACAACCATCGACTGAGGAACGCGTGGTGTTCAGCCATCACGGGTTCACGTTCTTTGTGGGCAAACAGACAGGTCAGGTGGTGGTTCTTGGCGACGGCAACCCGACACCGCCGCCAACTCCGCCACCTGTACCGCCTCCTGACAATAAGCCAGTAGTTAAGGATGTGGCTTGGTTCTCGCTGATCGTTGACCCATCAGACCCGGAACAGGCGCAATGGCGAACAAACAGCGTAATGCGCGGCCTGCTGAAAGATGCAGGGGTACAGTTCCGAACGTATGCCGACACGGAAAGGGACATCGACCTTCTGAATTTTCGAGCAGACGTTTCCTCGACCGGATTGCCCACAGTGATTCTGCAAGACAAGAGCGGCAAGCTGGTGCAGGTCAAGAAAGTAACGTCGATTGAAGAACTCAAACTGATCGCAGCGGGGCTGAAATGAGCGACAATCCAGCCGGTTTAGAGCCTTGGGAACTGCCTGACGGTCAATCCGTCTTTCTGGGCAACCAAGAGCCGCCCGTCAGTCTGATCCTGCCCGTTCGTGGCGTGTTGCCAGACGTGCCCGAGCATAAATGGACAGAGTTTGACCTGCGAAAAGACACGTCTTATCCGGTCAAGATCAAGAACCAAGGCTCTTACGGGGCCTGTAATGGCCACGCAGCAGCCTCTTCGCTGGAAGATGCCCGATACGTCGCAGGGCTTGGCTATGTGCCCCTATCCGCTTGGCTGGTTTACGCAGATCTTTGCAATGGTTTTGATCGTGGCAGTTCGATTGCTGAAGCCCTGACGCTGCTGCAAAAGAGCGGCACTTGCGACGATGCACTGGTGCCACACGGGGTCATCAATCCCCGCCGAATCGATGCCGGTGCCAGAGAAAACGCCAAGCGATTCAAAATTGAAATCGGTTACAGGCTGCAAAACTTCAACGATCTCTGCGTGGCCTGTCAGCTACGAATCCCGTTCAATTTCAGCGTGCCGGTCAATGCGGGCTTTAACATGCTCGATTCCGAAGGTGCGCCGCAGAATCGGGCAGGCTGGCACAATCACGCCGTATCAGGCGGATTTGCGATGAAGAAAAGCAAATCAGGCTGGCTCATCGGCATGAGAAACAGTTGGGGTGAACAGTGGGGTAATCAGGGCTACTGCTGGATCGGTGAGCGTAACATCCGAGGCAGTGGTTTTGATGCTTACGGTGTGTTTGCGGCGGAAGTTGACCCAGCCAATCTTCCACCAGTCAGAATTTAAAGGAGAACGACGATGGCAGGCAAGAAACCGGCTCCGAAGCAGGAAAAGGGCGAAACCAAGGCTCAGGAACGCAAAGAGCCCAAAAAGACTCAGAAGATGGAAAAGAAAAAAGGCTACTGCTGAAACTTAATGCAGCCAGCACACTGGAAGGATTTGCACCATGTTTAACAATAATCCGTTTGGTAATCAGCGGACGCTCAGGCCGATGGGTTTTCCCGGCATGATTTCAATGGGAGCGGCGAACTATCAGGAAGGATTTAGACCGCACAGCCCAAAACAGTACGCAGGCATGAGGTCATCTCTTCCAAATGTAAGCGCCAATCCGTTGGCGGCGTCTGGTTTGTACTCGCCTAAGCAGGCGTTTCGGCCAAACACGCCACAGTCCACCTATCAGGGCGGCATGGACAACATACTTTCCCGGCAGATGTATCGTAACAATCAACCTGAACCGGCGAGAGCAGCCCAGCCATCGCCAATGGATCAGATGCAAGGCATGGTCAATCGCTTGCGGCCCAATCAGGATCTTATGAATAACCTGAATGCCCGCATGACCCAGACGCTCAATCGTCCGGTTGATCGCATGAGGAACGATGCGGCGGGCGTTTCCAACGCAATCAATCCGGCCATGCTCAACCCGGCCAACCCGAACAGTTTTGTGCCAAGCGGCCAGAATAGCGGCGGTCTGTTGCCACGTCAGAATACTCAGATGGCCAGAAACGTGATGATGGGTCAGTCCCCGACCGCTGACACCAGCATGAGGGCACTGAACATCCCCGGTATGCGAATGGAAGGTAATCGTATGGTCAGGATGAATCCATACGAATCCAGAGGCGTTATGCCTAATTCCATGAACCAGACTCAGGCGGCACTGGCTTATGACAACCCTGATGATTTCCGGGTTGCCACGGGCGGCAAGCCAATGGTTCCGTATGCTGGCAGATCGGTTGCCGCCAATGCTCCGCTCGAGGGCAGTGCCAATCTCCAGCCCGGACAACTGACCAGAGCCGACTGGGGCGCACGGGCAGAGCGGCAGGCGATGCGGCGTGCCTATATGGGCGGCGGTCGAAGCTCCGCCGGTTTCAATCAGTTCATGCAGAACTACCTTGCTCGCAAGCAAGGGCCAGCCAACAGCATGGGAGTGGCATCAGTGACCGGAATGGGCGTGTCAGCGGCCAGTCGAGGGGTGATGCCAAATCAATCAAATGCACCGGCTCCACAAATACCGATTGCAGTACCGTCACAATTCATGCAAAAGCGCGGTTACTGGCCAGATGATGTCAGTAATCGGTTTTATAACTAACTTGCCATTTGATCGCTTGTTAAGGAGAACATAACGTGCTTTTCAAATTCTTCAAGGCAACAGCTAAGCCAGCCCCTGCCAAGCCAGCCGCCAAACCCGCCGTTAAGTCTGCCCCACGGGTCAGCGAGCGGTACGGGGTATTTGCCAGCGATCAAGGCGGCGAATACATGGTATCGCCGAAAAAGAAGCGATTTCTTGTCAAAAGCGATGACAACAACTTCTATGTCGAGACTGACACGGGCACTCAGAAACGCTACACAAAGGTTCCTGAAGGCCATTTCAAAAAGCAGGAAACGGCATTTGACAAGTACACTGGCAAAACAGAAGTTGTCAGGGACTACGACTCGCCTGAGCAGTACGCCGCCGCTTTAGTTTCTCGGAGCGGTTATTCTCTGAGAAAGCAGCAGACGGAAGTGTACGGCGATCCAATAATGGATACCGTCAACAAGAAAACCGGCAAGGAATATGGCGGCAGGATGTACCATGCCCCGGTCGAGCCACGATCCCGGACAATGGTACAGGCTGATAATTACAGGAAAACTGAGGATCAGATTCATGCTTACATGAACGATCCGGTGCTTAAAGAGAAATCCAGAGCGGCCTCTGCGCCTCCCCCGCCGCCATCTCCGCCGCCTGTAAACGACCCGGCAAATTTCACTGCATTCAAGGTAAACACAAAAAAGCCAAAGGCTCCCACAGTCGATCCAAACTACAAGCTACCGGTAAATGATCCGGCTAACTTTGGGGCATTCAGGGTAAGCACCAAGGCAAGTAAGCCTACGCCCAGCAGTCAGTCAAAACCAATTTCCTACAACCCGGATGTCTGGAAGAATTTCAATCAGCCCAGACCAGATCCTGTAGTGGATACCGCAACTCAGGAAGTTAAACCTGAGCCTGAAGCCGTTGTAAAAACCCCCAAGCCAAAGAAAAAGAAGGCCACGGTCAATTCGGGAAAAGCCAAGTCCTGACGCCCGAGGCCAGTGCGTCAGTTGTCCCAGAGGCCGCTCCTGAAGTCGTAACAGAGCCTCCAAAGGTTGAGCCTCCAGAAGTAGAGATTCCAAAGGGTAAAAAGCGGAGAATAAGCCAAGCCTTCGCAAGCAAAATCGAAGCGATTGCAAGGGGCGATGTAGATTACGGCAACGAGCAACGCTTTAAGAGGGGCGGCAACTACACAATCACGCCCGATGTGGTGACAAAGGCGATTGATCTGCCGGACGCCCTTCAGTCAACCTATGCGCGTGCCCTCTCTGGCATTGGCTTGGTGCAGGCGTTCGGTAAGGATACGCCGATTGAATCACTCAGGCAGTACAAGGGCAAGTCTGGCACAAGCGTTTACGACTGGCTCAAGGCCAGCACGAAAGACGAAAAGGAGTTTACCAAGTTTGAAAAAGTAGGCGATCTGCTGAGAAAACAGCGGGGAGGCGATCTGACCAAGCCTGACATCACGGTTGACCCTGATACTGGGCTTGTTCCGGCCCCGATAGAAGATGAGTTGATCAGTAATCTTCGTGGCGACGCTGATCTGCTGGGCATACGTCAGGAGTATCAGGACGCCGCCGAATTTGGTCAGGGCCTGCTGAAGATGCGTCAGGCGATCAAGGCGTCAGATGACAATGGTGGAAGCGATGCAGAGCATTCTGCCATTCTGGATCGGGCGTTCTCGCATTCCGGCTTCCAGAACCTGATGAAAAAACATGGAGTCGATGAAGGTCAGATCCGGGACGCTCTGAGCAAGTGGCAATCCAATCGGGCAGCTAAAAATCAAACGCATAAGGATCTGTTTGCGGAGCTAAGTAAGAAGTCGGTTGATTACCGGAAACTGACAGCCAACCTTAAAGCCAACGAAAAGGCCGATCCCAGCGGATTTGGCGATGCTGCCCGGACAGCCAATGAAGTGACCGGCGAGCTAGAGTATGGCGTGGGCGGTCAGATTGCAGGCCGGATCACGGATAAGGATTTCCAAAATCCAGAAAAGCAAAAGGTGGATGCGTGGTCTGGCGTCAATGAAGCGTTTGACACGACCGACGAAGAGGCGATAGCTCTCGCATCAGCTTTGAACCTTGACACAAAGGATAAAACCACACAGCAGATCCGTGACATGGTGTTTGGCAGGATTTCGACTTCGACAAAAGGCATCAGGAATGTAGTGCCAGCGAACACCACGGCGGAAGGCAAGGTTTTCGATAGCGTCAGGGGGTTCGCAGAGCAAACGCCAAGTCTGGCGGCTCAGGATAATCTGGAGTTAAGCCCGGAATATCTGGATGAGATGGCGGATATTGACGCTATGGAAATGGACGCACAGACGGTAGCGTTCAATATTAAGCACGGAGCCAGACCTTTTGAATTTCGAGATGCACAGGACGTTCCGAGGCTGAGGGAAAACCTCAAGCGGTATTTCCTAGACGATGACTCGCTCTACGACGCTATGGCGGGCGAATCCACTTTCCTGACGACAAGAGAACTCGAAGAAAGAATAGCGGAAAAGTCAACGCCCTACGAGATGTCGGCTGATCAGGCATCGCTGGAAAACTACAGCACGGAGGATAGAGAGTCTGGCAGGGCCGTGAGCATCGAGGATCTGGCCAGCAGCGAGTCAGAAATCGGTCGAAAGATGTATTTCACATCAGCCGACAGAAAGAATATCGAGTTTCTGGAAAGCAATATCAGGGACTTTGACGAGCTAAACCGCAAAGCATACGAAGAAGCCATCAACCAGAAAGTTGACGATTGGTTCAGCGATCCACAGAACTTGGAGTATTTGAGGCAAAACAAGCCTCAGTTGGAACAGGTTCGTGCAAAGATCATGCTGAGTTACCTTGATGATCTGTTTGCGAACGATGCGATCAGCAAAACAGGCTCGCCATTTGCCCGCAAGGCTGTATTTATCGATCCAAAGGACAGGACGATCAAGGTTGGCGACATAGACAGGGTACAGCTTGGCAAAGGCTCCGACGAAGAGCATCCCCGTGTTACAGCCGCCAAGATGGCAAAACAGTGGCAATCGTACATTGAGGAAATCGAGGCCAAACGGACTGAGAGCGGCGATCTGAATTACGGAAACACCCAGATCGCTCGCCGCCTGTACGATTCCTACAATGGCCAGAATCTCCAGTTTCAGGTCGTTGGAATTGAAAGGCTCAAGACGGAAATTGACGCTATTGAGAAGGCTCTGGCCAACCCAAGCCTGCCGGTAACGTCCGGTCTGGAAAAGATGCTCGCCAATCAAAAACGGCAACTTCAGCAGGCGGAAGCGAAGCTAAATATAGAGTTTCCGGATTATGACCGCCGTAGCACCGCCCTGACCCCGGAAGAACTGGCCGCACAGTCCCAGTATGCCGCTGAAATTGGCGATGGCGAGACGATTACAGAGTTCCCGGTCGATGCGTCGGTTTATCTGTCAGCGGCCCCAACGCACACTACGGCGGCTCCAGAAGGCTTGCAGAACGCTTATAGGGATTGGAGCGGTTATCAGCAAGAAATTGACATGGCTGAGGACAGTCCCGATCTGATTACAAGGTATAATGAGCTTGGCAATATCATGCAGGGCCGGAGCGATGCTTTTGTCTCGATGCTGGAGACGGTTCCATCGTCGCCGGGCCGGAAGCTGGATGTATCGCAGGAGCGAATGATAGGTCGGTTTGAATCACCCGAGCCGTCCCAGAAGGTCACGGTCAGAAACTACCGGATGGAAGAGGACGTACTGGCGACGGCTGAAAAGTACCGCCGTACTTCCGGCCAGAAAGAGGTTCACGTCCTGTTTGATATTGATGATCAAAAAACGCTTGTCGGCCATGACTACGGCGACGGCTCTTACGCTACGCAAGTGGTCACGATCCCCCTTGAAGAGAGAAGCCTCAAAAACGACTTGCCTTACATTCAGGAAATGGCCAATCAAGCCGGTCTCACCGGATTCAGCGTGAACCTGAAAACAAACGAACTGGAGATTTACTATGTCGGAGACAGAACCCCAGAAAGCATCGAACGATGGACAGCAGGAGTCGCCGGTTTCCATAACGGACTACTTCGAGAAAAAAGTGTCAGAACTGATAGAGACGATGGAAAAGCAGTCAGGACAGAAAGTTATAAGAAGAGAATCCAGACGCTCGGGCCAGAATCAAAGTGGGCAACCGAAGAACTCGGCAACTATTTATTTGGTGCCTCCGAATCCGGCACAGTCCCCGGAATCGCCGAATGGGCAGGAGCCGACACCATAAACCCACTGAAATACAACCCGTATTCCTTTGGCGATGTAACCGACCGTTCCGCCGCCATCGGTGCCGGGATGTTGCCTTCCGATTTCCAGTCCGGGTTGCCTGACTACCTGAGAACGGGCGATCCGGCTCTGGATCAGATTGCATACGAACTACTCAGCCAGCAGACAGGCTCGACTCCGCAAGCCAATACCAGCGCTCGCTTGAATAAGGGACTCAGAGTAAAACGTCGTTGACTGTACTGAACGTAATCGCTATCATTACAGTACACACAGTTTTACAGGAATTTGGAGAGTCCTACGCATGGCGGAAGGTCGCGATTTTCAGGGCATGTATTACAGCTTTCGAAACAAGGCCAAAGGTCTTGCTGCAAGAGTTCGTGATCTGGAAGATGCTCTGGCTAAGAAGTCCCAAGAATCCGAACACCGCTACGAGTTGCTTAAAAAGGTCAATTCGGCCTATAAGGAACTTGAGCAATCACCACGGCTGACTGACGAAGAATATCAGCAGTATCAGTATGTGATTGCTCACCAGCAATGGACACAGCATGTACAGGCTTTCGAGAGCGCACTCGAAAACGTACTTGCGCCGGGCGTGACAGCAGAACAGGTTCTCAGGGCAGTTGGATACGATCCGGCACAAGTCACGGAATTGACGCCGGATCTGGTTCAAGGGCTCTTCGAATATGCGTCTGACCAGATCCCCGCTTTCTTCAAAAATGGTGGCTACGAGGCCGAGGATGAGCCTCAAGCTACTGACGACACCCCGGAAGTTCTCAATACCGTCGATACATTCAAGGCAGCGTTTGAAGCTGGCTCTGTCGCTTCGCAGCAGCAGCAGAACGGCTTTTCCCAGAGCGGTACTGAACGAAATGGCTATAATGCCAGTGTTCAAAGTGATGTCAGGCCGCAGATGGCCCAGCATCAATCGGCTCCACAGACGCCAGCGGCTGAATTTCGTGGTTTTGGGCAAGTGGCCAGTCGTGGTGGGCCTTCGCCAACAAAGGTTGCAGCCGTGGGGGCGCATCTGCGCGACCCGGTTTGGATTGCGAACAATCAAGGTGCGCTGGCCGAAGCTGTCAAGGAAGGCGTTCGTGTCGTGAACGTCGATTCCAAGTAACAACGGTCAAGCACCTTTCTTGAAATAAGGTGCTACGAAATGCCAACTCTGTCTCCCGGCGGAAGCTCGTTTTCGGGCTCGCCAAATACCGTGGGTGGTGTCGGCGGTTATGATGGCCTGTTTGCCAACATTATCGCCGCTTTTTCGCAGGCTCAAGCCTCACTGGTCGGGCCTAACAAACTGCTCGATATGGTCATGACGGACGTTGACCCGTCCAACACGGCCTATCAGGGCAAAACCATTGAAATTAACTTCCCGGATTCGACTGGCACAGTAAAAAACATCAACTCGATGTCAACGCCAGTCTCATACAGTCCGGTTCGAACGATCCGGCGTGCGTTGACGCTCGATCAACACCCGGTCTATGCGTTTGAAATCCCGGATCTGGACAAGGCACTGGTGGCCCGTCCTGAAGAATTGCGAACCATGTTCGTCGATGAGGCGATCAAAAAGTTCACAACCTACATCAACCGCCAGATTGCCCTGCTGATTTTCAACACCCAGTCGGCAACCGACCCCGGCGGCGGCGTGGAGTGGGGCACCAAGTTTAACGTGCCTGCTCAGGACTCGCTGTTTAAGCTCAACGGCGCAACGGCACCGTCAGGATACGATGCTGATGTCTGGAAGGGCTATGCCAACAAAGGTATCAACCCGATTGACCAAGCTGGCACAGACACCACTCCGGTGTTTGGCATTGACTTGGTTGCAAAGGCGTGGCGAAAGCTCACAAATGCTCTCTGCCCGACGACCGATTTGGAGAACATGTTTGCACTGGTTCCAACTATTTCCTACGAGTCGATGATTAAGTCGTCGGAATGGTACCAGTCTGCCGTGGGTGACGACATTGCCGCCGGAGTACGTCGCACAGGCATGATTAATCGGGTTTACGGCTTTCTGGCTGACTGGGAACTTGATATTCCCGTCGAGGCTGGAAACGGTGCCAATAGCTCGACGGCGGGAACAAACGGTGGTACCTCCAATCAGGTTCGATACCACTCTTTTGTATTTCATCGCCGGGCAATGGCGGTAGCTTATCGTCCGCTTGAAATTCCGCCACCTTCCGTGGGCGTTCAGGCATCGATGGCTTACTACCGGGGCATTCCGATCCGGTTCATGTTGAGCTACGACCGTGATCTGATGAAGTACAAGCTCTCATTTGACTCGCTGTTCGGGGCGATGGTTTATCGTCCTGAATTTGGCGTGCGAGTCCGCTCCAAGTGGCTCCAGAACACTTGGGACTGATTGAAACCCTGTAACTGTGTGAGGGAGTTTTGGCCATGTTTCCTGAGCCGATGGCAGTTGATCGCAAGATTTACGAAGTCAGTCAGGGACTGGCCAAAACATTCACACGTCGAATCTACGACGAAAACTCCGCCCGTATCGGCGGTTTTACGGGTAACGAGAAGATTACGGTTGATCTTTGGCAGGGTGATACCGGCCATTCGATTGACGGCGACGATGTACTGACCGCCAACTGGATCACTCCCAGTGAAGGCGAATATCTGATCGGCGTTCCGGCCCTGACCATCACGCCGGGCATGTATTCCATCCGGGCTGTCCTCGATCCCAACGGCGGCACTTGCTGGGAATCACCACGGGAAATCTACCGTGGATTCATCAAGATCAAACCCTCTCCCGGCTTCCAGTGCAGCGACTCGCTCAAATCCTATTGCACTTATGCCGACCTGCTGGAAAAAGCACCGTTTCTGGAACACGCATTCACGGACACAGACCTCTCCGGCTTTGCCCGCCAGCGAGTGAGGGCAAGGGAATGGGTCGATATGGCGATCATCCGTAATGCCATTAACACCTCGGGCTGGACACATACAAACCCAATCTTTTACGGCGTATTCCCACCGGGCTATTCCTCTCGAAACAAAGTGGCGGAACTGCTTCAGAAGAATCAGTTGACCGTCACCAGATCAATCCGGGATGCCGCTACGCACTATGCGATTTTCCTGATCTGTGATGCCCTCAATGGCACGCCAACCACCGGCGGATACGGCGAGATTGCGGCCAAAAACTACTCACGGGCCTGTTCCGCACTCGACTCCACAACCGCCGAATTTCGCAGCACCAACAGCGAACAGCCGGACTATGTGGTTGATCTTCGCATGGCGACGGGACGGTATTGATGGATACCAAACCGAAATCCAGCCCCAAAGAAACAGCCCGCAATCTGGTACAGGAAAAGCTGATCACCAGCCAGAGCGAGGATGCTATCCGCTCACTGCAATTTCTGGCCAATATCGGCAACTATGTCAACCAGCTTCAGTACCGGCTGGCTTGCACCATGTTTGTGTGCAACAAGCTCGGGATCATGGCCTGCCGCACTGGCGGCGGTAAAAACGACAAAACGTCGTCAATCATGCAGGAAACTCAATACCGCAAAAGCAAGTCGCCCAGTGGTGAGCCGACTGTCAATATGCCCAGTTCGGTGATTGCTCTGTCCTCGCAGGCACAGGTCAATTTTGCGGCCCCCGGCCCTGACGATACAACGGCTGTGTCGGAAGTCCGCCATGTCGGCTACTCGCCATACGTCACGGGCAGAAAGCTCTCGTTCTATCGGCAATTCTCCGGCCCGCCACTGGCCCCACAGAACGAGCAGAGCCGGGTTGTGACCAATTATGTGGTCAGCATCAAGTCGGAGTCAGAAACCGGCTTTACGGCGGAAGGAAAGTGGTCGCAGGTCAAGGAACTGGGCAAATACGGCGAGCAGAACATTCTCGACAGGCATTTTGATTCCGGCGTGGGCGAAAAAAAGACAACCCGTGATTTGCGTGGAGCCACCCAGTATGAGATGGATCAGATCAAGCGTCAGATTGACCTCTGGGTCAAGGAAACAGCGAGGAACCTGATTTGATCTATGCGCTCAATCTCAAGGATGGCATCCGCTCTCGCCTGCTCAAGGCGTTTGTCAATCACCTGAAAAGCGATCCACAGCTTTCCAGTGCGGTCAAGACGTGGGATGACTATTCGGCCCGTGCGGAGGATTTTCGGGTCATCCCGGTGGAAAGCACTCCGGCAATCCGGTTCTCAGTCAGTTGTCCCGCCAGTTCGCCCGCCAGTTTCAATTCCTACACAGGCAATTTTTCCATCGATATGGAAGTGATCGTGCCGGGCACAAACCAGTACGACATGATCAACCTGTCCGAAGCAATTGAAACCGCCGTCCACCCATTTTTTGAGGGGGACAAGGCAATGCTGGCGGCACTCAAGGGCGATCAAACGTGCATCTACGCCACCCACATGCTTACAGGTTCGGCAATTAACCACCAGAAATACTCCAATCCCCCGTGCATGGTTGGAACCAGTTCGGTTTCCGTCATCCTTAACATCAGGAGACCCTGAAAATGCCTCGTTTATGGGCTTACATGCTGAAAGAATATGACACTGACGGCACAACCGAAAAGTATCTTGGCTCGACAGTCAAAGGCCCGACCGGTAAATACACCGGCACCGCTGGCACTTCAGGGTCGGCCAGTGCCGTGGGCGACTACATCATTCCTGATGTTGAGAATCAGGCTCTTGTGATTCAGGACGTGAACAACGCCTATCCGATTGTGAGCTATGGCTCCAATGGCGGCGTCCGGCTGATGCCGGTCGTCGGCTATCAGGTAGCAGGCCAGTTCTCCACCAAGCTCTACCGGGAACATGCCCCGTGGTGGTTTGACATGGCCCTTCGCAAAAAATCCACTACCAATAAAACCGCCGACATCCCCAGCATAAGGCTGGATCGCTGCTTCTACGACTCCGACTTCACGCCCGGCTTCATTGGCGACGCATTTACAGGCGTGAAAGTCTCTTCGCTCTCGCTCACGGTCGGTTCCGCCTCGCCAATGGTGCAGATGGCGATGGGGCTTGTCGGCTCCCGCTGTTCCTCAATTCCGGCCACAGACAATGTGCCTGACTATGCCAAGGAACCAGACTGCTCAAGCTATCCGGTGTTCCCCTATACATTCCGCCATACCAAAGTCTATGCCGACTTTACTGGCGGCTCGCTGATCAGTTCCAAGACAACCACATGGGATCTGGCGGGCCTTACTGATGCCAAGCAGATCAAGACGATCCGCTCGGTCAACCTGAACTTTCGCAACCAGCTTGCCACGACAACGCACGAAGAAGGCTTAATTGACCGGATTCAGCGTACCGCCGTGACGCTGCAATTCTCGATTGTGGTTGACCTGATGGATCCGCAGCCATCGATCAATAACAACACAACCGCAACAAACTACCCGCAATCGACCGCTTGGCAGTTCAAATACCGCCAGATGCGTTCCTCAATCACTGGCGGGAATATGTCGCTGGTGGTTCTGTTCGATGATGGCACCCAGAAAATCGTTATCGATCTGGGCAAGAAAGCCTTGCAGGACGGTTATACAACAGTCACTCCCCTGCCCGACATCTTTGCGGCCCAGATTTCAGGCTCGGTCACATTCGATCCTGATAATTGTGGCGTGGGCTTGGGCGGATTTGACTGGACGATCCAGTAATTCGAGGGGCTGAGTCATGGAAAATCTGGATTACCGGGTCGGCTTTAATGTCGATTCGTCAACCGTAAGCTCGCTGCAATCGCTTGTCAGTGAACTGTCAAAGATCCAAGATGCTCTCCGTGGCATTAACACCACCGGCGTCAAGTTTGGCGTTTCCGGTGGAGGTGGCGGCGGATTTGGTGGCGGAGGCGGTGGAGGCTATGGCGGCGGTGGTGCTTCCCGGAATGCTTCCGCCAGTGCCAGCGGTATGGCGGCGGCATTCGATGAGGGCGACTTGATCGATAGGCTGTTTGGCGTGTCCGAATCCGACCCGATTAACGATCAGGTTCGCAACGGGGCATTGGCAGGGGCCACTTCCGCTGCATCCAGAGGCAAGGGTGGTAACAAAACAGACGGCTGGAGAAACTGGGCCGCAATCTCAGGCTTCAATGCCGTGGCCTACGGTCTGGAGGACATGTACTACGCTGGTTTCCGTGGGGCGATGAACAACGTCGGCTTCGTGGCTCAGGGCATCGGGTCGGCTTTTATGTCCAATCAAAAAGCCATGTTAATGGCAGGCGTGGGTGCATTGGCGGCGACCGGCGGTGCCATGCTCTACGACAACCGGGAAGCGATCTTTGGTGAGGAGGCACTTGGTTCCCGTGAGGACTCAATCTTTGGCCTGCCAACCAGAACCGAATCCGGTCGGTACGACAAACTGGCCAGCGACGCCATGTTCTACGCTGACCGCTACGGGCTTGGCTCCCGGCTGGGCCAGAGTTACACAAGCGAGGCCGCTGCCAATATTGCACGGGCACAGAGCGCATCGACGGTGGACTTCTCCGCCGAACGGATCGCATCGATTCTGAGAACGCCCAGATCGTCCGATATTGGGGCCGCTGAACGCCTCAGTTCGCTCAATGCCCCATTTGGCGACATCATCCGGGAAAATGAGCAGAACCTCTGGGCCACCCGGCAAAACGACTATATTGAGCGTGCAATCGAGGATGCCAAGTCCAAGGCTGGCTACTTGAACAAACTGACTAGCGGCCAGATCCTACAGGACGCCAAAGATCAGGCGTCGGCGGATTCCGCCCGGTTCTCCGGCCTGCTGATGTCGGCACTTCAGGGCAACCCGGAAACGCTTCGCTCGCTGGAAGAACAGATGGCGAATGCCAAGGTCAGTGAAAACCAGAAGAATGCAATCCGCAACGCTGTCCGGCTGGGCGGCAACTTCTCGGCCACCGACTCCCGGCTGGTGGACATGCTCCGCTCGGGTGCCGCTAATCCGTTTGCGGATGTGGAATATCGCCAGCGATCAATTCAGTCACTGCTGGAAGGGCGTGGTGCTGACCCGGAGATTGCGGATCAGCTTGCCGGTGCCATTGGCGATGATATGCGAGAGCAGCAAAAAGGCGCAATGATGCCGTGGGAAGAGGTGGTCGGTGGCAACCGCAACCGCTGGGTGGGCAACATCGCCGCTTCTTTCGGCTCGATTGAGCTGAATAGTCGCAGCAAGATGATGCGCAATAGGCAGGCGTCAAACATGCAGTCGGAGATTTACAGTACCTTGCTGGCAAGTGGTGTACCACAGCAGCAGGCGGGCGGCTTGGCAAGCCTGCTGTACCGTGAGGGGTATGAAGAATACATCCGGTCGGTGAATGCCAATCAGGGCGATGCGGGCGGATTTTTTGCCGGTCTGACTGAAGAGCAGCAAATGGCATTTGGCCAGTACCAGCAGAATTTCGCCCAGATTCAGATGCAATATCAGGCGTGGCGTAACTATGGCCGGTTCCAGCGGTCACGCATGGCATTTCGAGGGGCAAGATGAGTTACCCGTCGCCGCTGATCTATCTTCGGTATCGCTCGGCTTCCATGCCGTCCACTTTACTGCCGGGGAACTGCAAGCCATCATCGATGGGGATTCAAATATCCCGTGTTCCCCTGTTCCAGTTGAACGGCACTCCGGCAATGGAATTTGCCGTGCTGGGCAAAGGCTCGCATCACTCGCCTGCCACGCCGCCTTCGACGCCCGCCGTGGGCAATCCGTGGACTCTACAGGGCACGGAAGTCTCTGTCTGGCTCGACTCCAGATCAGATCGCACGGCATCGTTCAATACCAATGGCACAACGTCTGGCGTCCGGCTGGCATTCCGGGGCGACATTCATGAGATTCGCCCGATGGAAGCCGGGATGAATCCGTATCACGCCTACCTTTGTTCCGCTCGGGGCTTGCTGGCTCGGGCAGAGCGGGTGCCGGTCATTTCACCCATCGATAATTCAGACATCGCCCGGTTCAACATCAATGCCCTCTCAACCGAATACGAACCGGCAACCGGCGGCAAGACAGTCGGACAAGCCATCCAGATGCTACTGGAAGAATACGGTGCCGCCTTCCGGCTCAATGCTGCCGGGATTGGCCAGTACACACTCAATACAACCGCCCAGACAGCCACCCTGCCTGCCCAGACGATTTCCGATCTGTCCTATCTTGATCTGATCACGCCGTTCGAGCTTCGGGTCACTGGCGACAACATTGTGGCCGGTATCACACAGATGCTCGAAGCCTACTGCCCAAACTACATGATGATCGTGCTGCCTGACGGCATGATCCGGTTTGTGGATATTCGTCAGACGCAGGTGGCCGACACCAACTTTTGCACTGATCCGGTGGATCGGCTGGAGTATGTCAAAACCACGCTTTCATCTTATTCCAGAGTGATCGTTCAGGGCGGGCCGCGCATCAGTCCGTACTATGTCCAGTGGGACAAGTCACGGTTTGCAACCACCAACCCGGACAACTCAGGCGATGCAGCCCTGATCAATGGCAACCTGACGGAACAGTTTGACTATACCGGTTACAATAACGATCAAGCCAAGACAGCATTCAAACATTCTGATTACACGCCGGGGCGGCTCTGGCTCTCCAAGGGGTCGGTGTCATTTCTGGATTCATCCAACGCCACCCTGCCCAGCAACAAGGTGCGTCTGATCCCGTCCACAGCCAATACAGTGACGGCCAATCAGACCAACCTGAAAACGTGGGGCGAAAACCATCTCTGCATTCAGGACGATTCCAAGCAGACCCGGCGGGATTGCAGGCTCACGATCCGGCGGAAAATCTACCGGATCACTTCACAGACACCGCTCACGGAATCGCTGGTCAATGTCCAGAGCGGGTCATTTCTGATCACCCAGAACGATCAGACAGCCAACGGATCGTCGGTTGTCACCACGGCCCCTACGGTATTCCGCACGCCGGATCGGTTTAACAACGCCACTCTGTATCGGGTGGCGATTGATTATGAGCTTTATGGCTACACGCCGCCCGGAGCGGTAGTCTGGCGGCTCTTCAAGGTCGGATTCGACCCGAAAGATGCAGATGAACCGGCGACAACCTACAAGCGAAAGCTGGCTGAAGTATTCACGGAACCGGTACAGGCACCACGGCTGTCAAATCTTTCAGCCAACTCGCCATCGGTCGAGGTGCGAACTTCGCTGCCCATGCTGCTGGCAGAGTATCAGCAGCAAGTGGTCGGCCAGACAGGCACGTCCTACTCTTACACGCACTCATGGATTCCATTTCGGATCGATAAAGCCAACAATCTGGTGGTGCTGGACTATCCGGCGGTACGCCAGACATCACCTAACGGCAATTTCAGCACGGCCATCAATCCGCCGTGGAGTGCCAATCAGCCATTCAAGTATGTGCCATACAATATCAAGGCGGTATTGCCGGTCTATGATGGCCGCTATGAGGCGATCTATCCACCGGACGGTTCAACCGATGTGGCTCTGATCAAGAGTGCCTATAACATCGACCGTGACTTGACGGTGACGCTGGAAGAATGGCAGGACGGGCGGGATCAGACCTACGCCGAAAAGTACGCCAAGGAAATCTGGGATAGTGTCAAACAGCCACAAGTCGATGGCGGTTTTGTCTGGGCAGGCAGTGACTGGCCCACATGGAACGCCTACGGCATTTCAACGGTCAACAATCGGGCCGTCTTGCAGGCATTCCGGGCCATCGCAACGCCGGAAGGATCGTGCGTTTACACTGACGAGGAAGGCACGGGAATTGAGGATGTAAATTTGATCCTCACGGCGGCCCAGCTTCAGTTCTCAGGCGGTTCAAGACCGGTCATTTCGGCGGCGTTTACGGTTTCAAAACCAAGGCTCGGGCCGCACATGACCGACTTCCACAGCTATCAGGAACGGCTGACCGAAAATCTCGGCTCAATATTATAAGGAGAAGTTATGAGCGTCGAAGAGACGTTTTCAGAGATCGAACGGCGACTTAGAGAGATCCAGACCAACACCAGTTACCGGCCCAGTATGGATGTCAAATATGGCGAGATAGTTACTCCGACAGACTGGTTTGGTGAAGGAGAATGGATATGGATAAAACTCAACTCGAAAGCAACGGCCAACGGCGAATACTTCTACGGCTGGCAGCAGATGCTCAGACTTGTCAATGCAACTGGATCGTACACATGGATCAACGGCGAGAAGTTTGGTTCGGTCAACGAATTTCCGGCCATCGCACTGAATAACGACAACCTTTCCACTACAGACGGGCGAAGGTATCCGGCCCGGTGGAATCCTGACACTTATCAGTGGATTTTTTTTTTGAGGGACAGAGAAACGCTAGGCGTACTCAACTACCGCTTTACCGGCACCGCCGCATCAAGCCTGACAGCACCCGTTTACGGCTTCTCAAAGCGATGGTTCCGCACAAATGCAATGACCGGCAATGGAACATGCCCGTCAGGTGATTTCGTGCAATCGCAAACTGCAACTTACAATAACATCACATTTTACTATGAATACAGTAACGGCACCCGGAGCAATCTGGCAACATTTCAGAATAATGGCACCGCCAATAGCCCGATTGATGTCTGGTTCAGTGCCAACGTGACATTCCCCGGCAGGATTGGCGTAGATTGTGTTTATTATGATGGCAGTGTGTTTGGTAGCCATACCAACGCTAATGGATGCGTTAATGGCTATGCTCACCAAGTCGCCGCCGATACCAATGCAAATATGGCCGTATCTGCAAGCGGTAATAATATCACGCTGGCAATTCCATTTACGCCCACGATTATTTATCCGGCAGACGACCTTGCGTGGCCTTCCGAAGTTACGGTCAATTTCAATGTGTCGTACGGACAGGCTAACGCTGGCTGGCCAGCAGCGGTTCAGACGGCTTTCAATAACTGGTCAGCCAATATTGCATCGCAACTTCAGAAACTCACTGTGGGCGTTAATCAGCCGATCAAGAGTTGTACCGGGTACACAGTCACGCATGGCCGGATCACTGGTACGCCTACGCATGAGTTTGATGTGACATCAGGAACCTGTGGAACAAATAAAATACGCATCTGGCTTGAAAGCCGTACAGAAAACGCAGCGGCCCAGCCATATTATTTTGCCGGTTCAAAGCGGGTCAATTCATCCGGCGTGAATACCGAACTAAAATACTCGTTTGCCCACAATGGCGGCGGCACGGTCAAGATCGGTTCAGCGTTGAACACCGGCACATTGCCGACTAATGTAATAGGTGCCGACATGGCTAAACTGGACGAGTGTACGCTGATTAAAACATGGTCGCCCAATTCAAGTGGAAACCTTTCAATGCACCAGATCAATGTCGGCTTTGGTTATGACGATGCGGGCACATGCACTGTTTATCAGCAGACATTTAGCCTGATGGGTAATATTACACGATCTTAAATTAACCCAGCTTTTCGGCCACTTCCGCAATCTTGGCAAGTGACAACTCGGCATAGATTTCGGTGGTCTTGGCGTGCTGATGGCCCAGCGCGGATTGGGCGGCATCAAGGCCAAACTCCTTTCGGGCGCGAGTGGCAAAAGAATGCCTGATCCGGTTCGGCCCCCATCGGTCAATCCCGGCCCGCTTGCAAGCCTTGGCGATGGACTTGGCAAACGACTGCTCGGTATATCGCTCGCCCGGCTTTTTGATCGGATTGGCCTTGCGCCGGTCGGTCTGGGATGGCTGCACTTTGGTTTTGCGGTTGGCTCGCTGTTTAACGCGCCGATCCATTTCCGCCTCCACCGGACAGAAACAGTACGCCTTGGGGTCACGATCCAGAAATGGCGCAAGGATCTGTTTGCACTTCTCGCCCATACCGACTGTCCGATCAAGGCCCCGATGTTTGGTTTTATGGCTGTGGGGCCGGTAGAACCAGATCGGCCCGGACTGGTCAATGTCGCAGGGCCGGATCAGCACCACTTCGCCCGGACGCATCCCGGTATGCCAGAGCAGTTCGATCATCGCCCACACCTGACGGGAGACAAATGGCTTGACAGCCTCAACCAATCGGTATTCCACGGGCATGACCTTTGACGGGGGGGCGGCGCGACTGGAATGTTTGCGGAGCTTGCGGACGGTTTTCAGGGCATTCCAGATTTCCACCGGGGCCAATTCATTTTCAGCCCCCCAGCGGAAGAGCCGGACGATGTAAGAGTGGTACATATTAACGGTGGTGACGGACAATCCCCGCTCGATCCAGTGTTCTCTGGTCGATTTGATTGCCGCCTGAGACATTTCGGTGACTTTCAGCGGCCCGTACATCACCAAAAAGTCTTTCATGGCCAGTCGCTGCTGGCGGGGTTCCTTGCTGCCTACAAACTCCTGCTCCAAGTCAACAAAATAAAGTCTGGCCAGTTCAGCGATGGTCATGTCGTCGCCTGAGCTTCGAATTTTGCCGGTACGTTCAAACAGATCGAGAATTTGTTGATACTTGGCGTAACTAATTGCCGACCCGTAGGGGCCGACCAAAACTTCGTCGTTTTTCCATACTATCCGCGCCTGTCCTGAACTGTGCTTCAGATAGGCTGGAATGGTTCGCTGTCGCCGTCCCATAGCATCATTTTCTTGAATAAAATGGAAGTATTCCACGTTATGCACCCTGTACGATGTCGGTTGTCTAGTTGTACGGGTGAAATATATCCTACAAAATAAGGGTTTGGAAAAATGCACTCGGTAGGATTCGAACCTACAACCTTCTGATTCGAAGGGGTTCAAGCCCTGCCAGAGCAGAAAAAAGCGGTCAGTTGTTTTCCACGTTATCCCGTTCGGCAATAATTTGCGCGACCGGCGTGTCTTTAATCTTGGGGTAGAGTTCCTTGCCCTTACGGTAAAGCCTGTCACACAAGGAAGGTTCGTAGGTCAGGGCTGAAAAGACAAAGTTGATCAGATCTTGTATTGTCCCATCTTCACCATCAGGCACATGGCGTGCCGAAAGAATCTTGGCGTGATGCACCAGATTCTTATTGGTGTTGGCATACAGCCTCACACCACGGACAACGCCCATCGGGTCGTTTGATTCGACCTTCTTGGGTGTCGGTTTCTTTTTTGAGCCAGCACTCATCGCAGATGTTCTCCTTATAATGCCTGCTAACACAGTGTCGCCAACGTGTGTTGACATTACCATTCTACGATTTAGCAGCAGATTGGAAAGGTAAAAATTTCTGACCAGTGTGTTGACTGACATTACAGTAATGTTTATAATTCCTGTAAGCCGAAGCCAGCAACTTCGCTGGCTTGGTGAGGATTGTGTAAGGATTACTTCATGACTAAGACTTCGGTTGGACTCACAAACGAGACAGTAGGCAGAATTGCCGATGAGGTTTCAAGGCTCTACAAGACAAAGCCAACGGTCAAGCGGAGCTTGACAACCAATTCGATGATGACGGAGCTGGCACTGGACTACTTTTTCAAGTTGCCGGAAGCAAGTCGAGACGAGGCTTTTGAGAAAGTCTTTACGCCAACGGAAGGTGTAGCTGTTGAGTCTATCTGAATCTTATCAGGTACTCGCCAAGGTAACGAAAGACCTCGCTCGGCAACGCAGCGAGGTTGATCGTTTATGGCGAGAGTGGTCGGCGTCACTGTTTGCCGACCTGCGGGCAAAACGCATTGACGCAAAGCTGCTAATCTTCAATGGCAGCGACAGCGTGGATTACTACGCACTTGACACGGCGACTGAAACGATTTCGCTGGTCACGTCAAATCAGATTATCCAGATGTCCCGGCCTGATTCCAATAACGATGCCGGTACTGAATGTAATGTCGATATACCTACAAGGGAGGATTCGGATGAGCGTTTACAAGAAGCTGCACAAGATACAGGCCAATCGCCTTCAGGTGGTGAAGAACTGCAAGGCGAATCTTGGCGGGGGTCGAGTCTATGAATATGCCAGTCTGGATGACGTGCTGGCACAGGCCATTCCAGCCATGAATGCGGCGGGTCTGGTACTGACCCAGAGTGTGCTGGTGTCCAGCGACAATCATGTTGTCCGCACTGAGGTGATTGACACGGAGACGGGCGAAAAGGTCACTTCCGATATTGCGATGCCGGTTGTGGTCAAGTGGCATGATTTCGGCTCGGGCATGACCTATGCCCGGCGTTACGCCCTCTCGGCCCTGCTGGGGATCGCCTGTGACGGTGACGACGATGCCAACGTGGCGATGGAATCCCAGCGTCAGGAATCCAAGAAGCTCACCTTCTTCCCCATCGTCCAGAAGTTTCAGGCTGATCTAAAGCGGGAAGGCTTCGAGGTGAACGTCGATGAGGCGGTCGGCGTGATCTACGACCTTGTTTCGGCCAGTTACAAGGATGATACGATGGCCCGTACCACCAGCGAGCGTGGGGTCTGGCTGGCGTCAATCCTGAACCGTGTCGGTCAGGCTGAGTTCAACAGCATGATTGATGAGGCCAAGCACGGCTACATGGATGCGCCGGGAAACTGATACACGCCCGGCTGGTTCGACTCTTTCGGGCCAGTCGGGTGTTTTTGTAAATAGTAACGGTTGTGTACACAACTCACACAATGTAAAATAAAAAAACCGTGGGCCATGATGATCCCCACGGTTTCGAGTTTTCGAGTTGGCCATCCCTCCGGGTGTATGGGGAAGAAACCAACAAATGCAACTACCACCAACAGCTTCATTATGCCCGAAGCTGTTGGTTATTTCAAGGGCATGATGAGGGAATATCATGAAAGAATCGTGCGACAGGTTTGTAGTTATTCGTCACGCCATTTACGAGAAGTGCGAGACGTTGCTTGAGGCGAACATCTACGCCTACATTGAGGGCTGGCAGACATCACTTAGCCAGTCATGCGTGGAGTTGTACGCCGGAATTGCTTTAATGTCGCAACTGTTCAAGGTTTCAGAGCCAACAATCAAGCGTGCATTGGCTCGGATGACTGACACTGGATTAATTGCAAAAAAGAGAACTCAGCGAGGCATGATCTACACAACGAATGTAGATGTGGCTGCCCGCTGGGAGAAAACCAGACAGATCAAAAACGAAAACCAGACAGATCAAAACGATCTATCAGACAGATCAAAACGATCTGACAGACAGATCAAAATGATCCCTCAGACAGATCAAAATGATCCCTCTTCTTATAAGACTAATAATAAGACTCTTCATAAGAACAACTACAACCTCCCCCTACCCCCTCAAGGGGGGCGAGGAGGAGTTGGGGTGGGAGATTCATCATCCTCAGAAATCCAAAGCCAGCCTTCAGCGTCCCAGTCTGATTTCAATTCCGGTACTGGACTACCACGAACTCATGCGTTTACGGAGCCAGTAACAAAACCCATGTCACTCAGGTACAGCGAGAGTCAGAGGAATCTGATTTCGCAGGTACTGGGAGCATCTGGTGGCGAGACAAAGCTCGGCCAGTTCCTCAAGCAAGAGATGGCTGACAAGCCGGGCTTCTTGGAGTATTGCCTGAATGAAACCTTGAAAAAGATGAAGTCGGGCAAGATGACAGGGCTACCGTTTGCTTATCTCAGACAGGTTGTTGGCAATCAGTGGAACAACGGAGAGTGGATCAGCCCGGCTGTTGTCCAATCAAACGCCGATCTTGAGGAAGTCTTGGCGGCTATGGAAAGGCCCATCAATCGGCTCGACCTCACAGATGAGGAACACACTGAAAAACTCAATGCTATCCGGGCGGAAGTCGCCTCTAATCCCAGCTTGACAAAAGCGTTGATGCTGAGATTTGCAAACGCATACACAATGAAAATACTTGACAGAAGGGAATTAGCTATATGAGCCTTCGCCCAAGTCCAAGACAGCAAATGCAAATACAAGAGGTGTTTGCGTTCTTTGGTTTCGAAGCAGAATATGAGGCGGTAGCAAACGCCCAACTGGATTCGTGGTATTGGTTCTTCGAAAAGAACAATTTCACTGATTTTCCGGCACTTTTTGAGCAGTATCGAAACCTCTTCTATTCGCAAAAGGTAACAGACCCTTACAAGCTGATGATCATGTTCGGCAGATTTATCAAGGAGAATCCTACAGTCGCCTCTGTGTTCTTTGAGGATCGATTGAAGTATGTCGAATGCGATTATTGCGAGGGGCACGGCGTGGTAATGATACCTGTGATTGGCCGCGATCACATTGAACGGCCAAAAGCATTTCGCTGCTGCTGCGCTAAAGGCAAGATACAATTTGCCGGGATACCTGAACCAACCGAAGAGATGATGGAGTGGCGAATACGGGAAAACCGCCGGGAAAACCAGAAGGCACGGGTGTATCTTCAGGGTTTGGGGCTTGACCCTGACCGTTGCACCTTTGCTGACATGTGGAAAAAGCTCCAGACGGCCCGTGGGCCGATGTTCACAAACGTATCCGACCTCTCCAAGCCGGTTCCAGAGAGAAAAGTGGTAGAAAAAAGTAGTGTGGTACTGAATAGCACCACTGAGGGGGCTGTGGCATGGAGCTTCTGAGTGTTGCCGAAATCGATGCGCTGGCCCAGATCGTCAAGCTGCTCGGTGACAAGCGGCTCTGGATTGTTACCGGCATCAACCGGGATAAGCGGCATCAGATTGAGGTTCAGACGCTGGATGGCACGGAAAAGCGGATCGTGGGCGTGACCGACATTGTGGTTCAGCGGTACAGGCATATAGCCAAACGGTACGCCGCTCTCTCTCCGGCAATGGCGGCGGCAAACCTGATTCTGAATGAAAGATCCCGCACCAAAAACAGTCGCCTGAAGCTGCGAGACTCTGTGAAGCAGGACGAAACGCTTGGCTTCCGGGAATGCAGACATAGGCGTAAAGCAAGGGTAGAAAAGAGGCTGGAAGATGGGAAATAAAGCGTGGAAACAGCGCGAAAGAGAGGCGGCAAAAGCGTTCGGTGCCTTGAGGAACATTGGCTCCGGCTCGCAGGGCAGGCCCGACAAATCCATGTCAGACAGCACGCACGACCGTCTTTATATTGAGGTCAAACTTAGAAAAAAGCACACCGCCGTGACGTTGCACGACGACACCAAATCAAAGGCAATTAAGGAACACAAAGTGCCCGTGGTTCTGCTGGCTGAGGCTAACAGGCCGGGATTTTGGATATTGGTTCACGAACGGAATCTGGCCGAAGTGGCGGCAATGTACCGTCCCGGCCAAGTTTCAAACACCGATGAAGGGAGTAAGCACCATGTTGAGACGGAAACGAGCAAAGAAACCGAGCAAGTCAGGGTGGCTAACGCTGGCCAGAAAGATCTCGGAGCCTGTTTATATTCTGACCCCCTCGGGCGACAGAATTGAACTGGTTGTCACCGAGATAACAAGCGAACACTGCGTAAGGCTGAGTTTCAACGCACCAATTGAATACAAAGTGTTGCGTCACGATGTCCGGGATGCGCACGGCGTGAAGCTGCACGAAAGGATGGGGGTGAGTGAGTCTGCCCAAGAAAATAACCAAAGCGGCCCAAGCACAGAACGAGGCTGTCTTGACAGGGATCTGGGCAACGATGGCGAACAACTTGACCGAAGCACTTCATAACGGTTTTGAAGCGGCCAAGTCAGGGGATAAGATGGGTGTCTTTGTCAACATTGAGATGATCGGCAATGGTTGCCGGTCTGCGTTGGACAGGATTCAAAAGGAACTACCATGCGAGTGAATGTAGTTGTCATTTCAGGCACAGTGGAACGTGGCCCGGAAGTTACAAAGGCCGGATCAGATTACGGCAGGATCAGGGTCAGTTCTGAAGGTTACGGTGATCGCATTGACCTGATCGAAGTGGTCGCCAAGATGGACAAACTTGAGCCCTGCCAAGAGGGCGACTGGGTTGTCATTCGGGGCTCGATCAGTGGCCGTGAAAACGACAAAGGATACATCAATATGAGCGTTTTTGCAGACTTGATTGAAGTTTCTGGCATTGACAGTGGTACTGACAAACAGTACAATGCACCACCTGTAAAACAGCCGCCACAAAACAGCTCGCAGAGGCGACCAGCCAGAAGTTTCAGTGGCAGAACCAGAGATGATATTCCATTCTAATGGCTAAAGAAAACTACAAGTCCGAAGGCTATAAAAAGAACTGTATTTATAGCCTCCGGGCCATGCCTGAATGGCGTCATTGGTTGCACATTCGGGCCTCTGAACAGGGTGTCACAGCAGCAGACCTAATTGATGAGGCAATGGAACTATGGGCAGCAGCGAAGAAGAAACCAGCCCCGCCGAGCCGGTGGCCGAAGAAATAGGCTTCAGGCCACGCCAGATGCGGTTCTGGAAAAAGTTGTCGTGGGAGTTTGGCTGGGATTTCATACCGCACAAAATCGGGCCAAAACTGTGGACGTTTACTGTCAAGAAGCCGTTTAAGGACAGGTTTGTGATATTTGAATGTCAGACCCGTCATGAGGCGTGCATGTGGTGGGGCGGTCAAGTCAAAGCACCGGAAATGCGTGAGCAGCGAACGATGCTGGCGATCTTCTGGAATCACGAGGATGCACCGAAAGAGTGTCCTGAGTAAATACCAATAACAGCGAAAGGAGAGCAAAAATGCCAGAGTCAATCAACGATCTGACAGGCAAGATTGAGCAGTGGGCGTCAGCACAGGGCACTCCCGGCCCTGAGCGGGTCTATACGTTTGAGGAAACCGCAAGCCTGAAAAACGTGCTTCAGAATGCCCTTTACCTGCTCAAATATTACGACGAACTCAGCGGCACGTTCGGCACGCCAGTGGAGTATCACCGTGGGCCGGACGGACGCTTTTATCGGCGGCTTGGTACTGAACAGAAGGCCGTTACGGCCAGTGTCAATGGAGAACACTCATGAGAACGAAGGAATGGTTACTCGAGCGCAAAAAGACGCTCAATGGTTCGGAAGTGGCGGCGGTGCTTGGACTGAGCAAATGGGCGACTCCTGCTGATATTCAGCGGGAAAAGCTGTCTGAAGCGATAAACGAGGAAGTCAGCGAGCCTCAGCGTCTAGGAATGATCTTGCAAAACGTGATCGGACGTGAAGCGGCAGAGCGTCGAGGACTACTTCTTTTAGAGGACGAAGTCGCCAAAAAGCATGAGGACTGGCTCAGTGCCACCATCGATTATCTGGCAAAAGACAGGGAAACCGGCGAGCCAGTGATCTTGGAGTGCAAGGCGACCAGAGACCAGTCTTGGGCCTATATTCCAACTTGGTATCAGATTCAGCTTGCCTGCCAGTGTCATTGCCACGGGATAGACCGGGCAATTCTGGCTGCATTACACGCTTCGACCAAACTTGAAACTTACAGCTTCTGCCTGAGCGAGTGCAACTGGTGGCCGGAAGTGCTGGAGAAGGCAAAGAACTGGTGGCATGAGCATATAGTCTTGGGCGTGCCGGTGGGCGAGCCTGACGTGCCAGTCATACCGCCGGTGCCGGGCAAGTGCGTCAATTTTGGTGATGACGAAGCTCTGCTGGTGGCTGGGTATCTGGGCTTTGTGGCGCAGGCAAAAGAACTGACTGACAAGGCTGAAACCGTTAAAAAGCAAATTCAGGGCTTGCTGGGTGATGCGGAAATCGGCCTGTTTGACAATCAGCCGCTTGTGACTTGGAAGTCATCGACTTCCGAACGATTTGATTCAACTGGCTTCAAGAAAGCCAATCCGGCTGAGTACGCCAAGTACACAAAAACCAGCACATCCCGGCGGTTTCTCGTGAAGGGGGGCAGCGATGCTAATTGATCTGGCAGAGACATCCAAGCGGTTTGACAGCATTGTTGAGGCAAACGACAAGGGCGACTCTAAGGCTCTCCGGGCAGCGATTGAGAGCAATATCAGCGTTGTCGGCGAGTGCATCCGCAGTGCTGAAAATGTGATCAGGCGTTATGGCCCGACCCTCAATGGGCTGCTTGTGGATCTATCGAAACTCGACTGACAACGCTGGTCGGTGCCGGGCCATAGCGGACTCACGGCACTTCGTTGGTGGGGGGTCAGAACGTGCTGCAAGATGTACCAGCAGGGAGTGGGTGGCCTGTCTCTGCGTCTCCGACCCATAACTGTATCGGACAATCCCCTTGGTCAGGATTGAGTTGTCTGAGCCAACGAAAACGACCAATACACTGGAGTAGCTATGGACATAGGCGATCTGGTGGTTGAACACAAAAACAAGTATCGGGTGGTCACACTCGATCAGATCGCCAGAGGCGATGATCGGGTCTTTTACAAAATCGTTGGCTTTATTGGGATGTCTGGCAGGCCGCTGGTTGTCCCATATCAATTTCAAAGGATTCGTAACGATGGTGAATGAATCGACCGGCGATAGCATCGACAGAAAAGTCTTACCAGTGTGGGGGGAGTAAAGATGAAAGAGCAGATTGAGCAACTGAAATCTGACAAAGAGGCACTTGAAGCGGCAAAAGAAGCGATGCAAAATTATGAGAAGAGAAGAGATCTAACATGGACTACTAACGGCAAAATATGGCTGGCGTTGCACGGCGACCAGTGGGCCAAGATTCAGCGGGTGGAAACTGCCCAGTATCCATTTATTGTGTGCGTAGGCTGGGAAGTGTCAGATGACGGTGAACTGGATCTTGATACAAAACTCTGGTCTGCTGCTGCAAAGTTCAAAAAGCTTGAACATGCTCAGGCATGGGCTGAAGAGAAGCTGGGGGAATGAAGATGCCGCTCACATGGACTACTAACGGCAAAATATGGCTGGCGTTGCACGGGCCACGATATGCAGCAATCCATGCACCAATAACGCAAGGTGGTGCGTATCTTGCGACTGTTGGCTATTTGCTGACAACTGAAACAGATGTTGTTTTGGGCCTAGATGATTGGGGCCCCGCCAGAAGGTGCGAAACACTTGAACATGCTCAGGCATGGGCTGAAGAGAAGCTGGGGGTAGAGCAATGAGCGATGCCGAAGATGACGTTTGGCAAAAGCAACTTGGCCCACGAAAGCAGTTGAGCTATCAGTTGTTTCTTGCGCAAAGCCACGCCGAAGAGTATGCATCACAACTACGAAAATCAAAGGTCGTTCCAGTGTGGGGGGAGTAAAGATGAAAGAGCAGATTGAACAGTTGAAGGCTGATAAAGCCGCACTTGAAGCAGCACAAGAAACCGCAACCCGTCGAGGTTTTGTGCGGGGTCAGCTCTACGAGCATACCATCATGGAAATTGCCGGGAAAATTGCCGAGCTTGAAAAACAAGCGGCTGACCCATGGAAGGAAGCAAAGCAACTAGTTAAGTACTGGCATCGCGAAGGCGGATTGTATGACAAGAATGGAGAGTTGAGACGAGAAGTTGCTTTGTACGTCTTTCACCTTGAGGAGAAGGTAAAACAACTGGAAAGCACCGCTATACCGGCCGAAGTCTTTAATCGTGCAGCATTACAGCGGCGGATTAAGCACCAGCGAAGGGAGCTAAAGCGGCTGAATAACGCCATGAAACAATGGGCGGCTTGGTCGAGGAACCCGGTAGCAAAACAGTGAGTGATGAGATAAAAATTGAGTTGATAAGATCGGCAACGATAATCACTATCCTGCTGCCAATCTTTATCTTTTTTGCGGCCCTTATGTACAAAGTATTTCGGAAGGAACTATGAGCCAAATTGAAATCACGCCCCCCTTGTTGAATGATCTGCGACAAAAGGCAGAGGCAGCAACGCCTGCCGTGGTGCTGGCACTGGTGGATGAGGTGGAGCGGTTAAGGGACAGGCTGGATGACCTTGTCTGCTCAGGGTGCGACCAACAGCCAAAGTTTTGTGTCTGTGAACTCGTACCGTTGTCTGGTAGTGATTAAAGGGGTTAATAATGCCGATCAAGCCTGAATCTATCACCAAACAACAGGCGGAAAAGTTCGCCGAATTAATGGATGCCGATTTTGGGCGGTTTTTAAATGACTACGCAGCAATCCCGCTTGAAAAGATTGCCAACGCACTGATTGAGGCCGGTATCGTCAGCCCGCCAGTCTGGGCAGTTCGCAACAATAAAACAGGCAAACTGGCCTCTCACCCAATGACAAGGCTCAGAGATTTGGTTCCTGACAAAAGAGAGCCATTAGTCGATGGCTGGGAATACGAACAGTGGAAGGGGCAAGCAGAATGAGTGACCACAACGCAAACGGCCCGCATCTAGTCACATTCAACGCCAGATTCGGCGGCTTT